GATTAATATCATCTACCAGCTTTTTGACAGCCCCCGTGGCGGCAGCTATGCTCAAAAACCCGGTAGCAAAGGATTTCAATTGCCCGACCGCCTGCGCCCCGAAGCTTTTATCCCGCGCCTTGCCTGCATCCTGCATTCCCCTGGCGGCCTTGTCGCTTGCGCCCTTCACACTATCCCCGAGCTGCTTTTCCTTCTGGATGATCTTGTCCAGCGCCTTTAAGAGACGCGCCTCATCTCCGGTCAGAGTTACTTTCAGATTCGCCATTCTCTATCCGCCAAAAATATCTCGGCCATCGTCGGCCTGTAATTTTTCATGAGTCCTTGTTTCCAGCATCCAAGCTGATTTCTCCTAGCTCCAGTTTTTTTTTAACCTCTTCTAACATTGGCCAGTCAATGACCGCCTTGACCACCTCGACCTCGGTTCTCGTATCGAACAATCCCAAAAACGATATCTCGAGCGGCCCGAGCCTGTAATTGAGCCCGAGTGCCATTGCCGCGACATTGCATTCGTCGGTCAGCGTAACTTCTGCTTTTTCAGCTTCTACTATCAAATCCCAGATGCGGCAGGCCTGAGCGAAGAGTTCCTTGTACTGCTCCAGCACGTCGCCGTATATCCAGCCCTTCCCGTTCCATGAGAGCCGTCTCGGCAGCGGCGTCGATCCGTTAATCGCGCGAGCCACAGGCACTTGCCAGATGTTTCCGTCCGCCAGCTTCACCGAATGGCCTGCAATAATATCCCCGCGCTCAAGGTCCACCGGCTGGGGCCGGTTCGCCTTTTCGTATCCAATCCAGTAACGCTTTTCCGGTTCCGGAGTCCACTCCTGAATTTTTGGATAATAGCCAGGGGTCGCCGCTTTGCCCTGCGGATGCTCCGGAGTTCCGGCTATCACAATCCCGCCTTTTTTTGCCGGCCCGTCCGAGACGTTGCACTGTCCGCAGTTCACGTCGATGAATGAGCCAAGTCCCAGCTTATCGAGTGTCTCCTGGGTCACCCCCGGAACTCCCGGTATGAAGTACAGAAATCCCGCCATGACTTTATTCCCCTCAGCTTATTGTCGTCGCCGTGTTGAACACGATCGGCGCATTCGTTCCGTCGTAGGTCGGCGCTATCTCCACGTTCGCCGTGGCGTTGGCATCTCCGCCGGAATTGGCGTTCTGCACGGAGATATGCCCCTCGTCGATTGTGAGCGAGATATGCTCGGCCACATTGTCGGCCACTCGCGTCCCGCCTTCGGAAAGCTTGCGCAGATAGATGATGGAATCCGTCGCTCCCTGCGCGGCGCCGGTCAGCCCCAGAGTGCTGATACAGCCGAGGTCTACCGTCGCTATCGTAATAAGCGGCTGGATCCCGATTATCGCCACGTACGTCGGCCAGACCAGGCCGTCGGCCTTGATGATTGTAAGGCGTATCCCGAAATCGACGGAGATGTTCTGCACGCCCTCTAACTGCGCGCCGTTTATCATGACCTTTCCGCAGGTGAAGACCTCGGATACGCCGGGGCTGCCCGAAAGCGCCTGGTTGCCGGCAATCACAATCGGATCATTCGTCCCGTCATAGGTGGGAATCGTATCATACGCGATCGTCGCGTGCCCGTCGATAGGCGCATTAAGCGTCCGCGGTACGATGATTCCCTTTTTTACCGTCATCTTCAAATGACTTGACCCCGCCGCGCGTGTGCCTCCCTCGGCCAGCTTGTGCCACCAGCATTCGACGCCCGGCTCGTCGACGTCTGCAGCTATCGCCAAACCGGTCAGGCCGCATTTGGCCAGAACTGCGGCGAGCTTCGAGGTCGTGAATCCGATGACCGGACTCTGGCCCATGACGGTCACGTACGTGGGATAGACGTTGCCGTCGGCCTGCAGGAGCAAACGGTTAATGGCCGGGTCGAGCGAGAAGTTTTCAACCTGGTCGATCAGGATATCGCTGTCAGAACCGCCCGCGATATCCACGTTCACGGCGTAAAGCGTATAAGCGTCCATAGATCATCCTCCTAAATGGTTCCTGTGGAATGGCCGCGGGTGAGGTCGATCGTCTTTGCGCCCTTATCGATATCCCGCTGAATCTGTTTATCCATGACGGCGGCAACAGCTTTTGCGTCGCGTTCGCTTGCCGCCGTGAGTTCCCGAGCCTTGCGAGGATCATCACCTCGATATTGAAATACGTATCGCGGCAGGTTTTTGAGGATTATGTTCGCGCCCTTTGAAGAAGCCCGAATATCCCTGACCCGTTTCGCAGCGCGCTCGAGATCGCCGCTAAAAACGAGCGGCCGCCTGTGATGGAACTTCCGGGCTTTTCGGATTTCGGTCTCTTTTTTCCGGGGCTTATAATTGTATTCGCTCGCCCCGGCCCTGGTGAAGTGTTTGGGCAATATGAACTTGTGCCAGTACTTTCCTGCCCAGTCCCAGGCACGTTTCAGGATTTCCCGCCACTCTTTGGCTGAGAATCCCGTCCCCCTGCGTTCGATTGTCTGCTTGATTGGAATCATATTCCCTGCCACTCTATCCGAAAAATGATTTCGTAAAAATCGCCTATTGTCTTCTTCTCATCTTCCAGTGGCCTTTGCGGTCCGGCATCTACCGTAATGCCGCTGATGTCGAGATATCCGGGCTTGCCGGCCAGGGCCTCCATATCCGATATAATCGCACCGACAGAGTTCAAAAAAGTATAGGCCGCATCGGCTTCATTGTGCTCCGAATCAATCGACGCGCGAAAAAGGACCGCCAGATCTCCTTCCTGTTTGAACCAGTTGCGCACGTCGCTCGCAAAGAGCGATCTCCGGAAGTTATCCGCAAAATCGACTGCCGCCAGGGGCAACGTCAAAGTGTCTGTCAGAATCGGATAGACGCGCGCCAGGGCCTCCGTCGCATTCGCGGCTCCCACCCACGTCTGAAAGTTCGAGCTGCCGGCCACGGTAAGGCGCAAATAATGCAGAGGCAGTGAGAGCATTCCGGTAGGACTTACGCTCATCTCTTCACCCTCCCACTATCTCCCGGTCCGATTGTGCGCAGCTGCCGCGTCTCGAGCTGCAGCTCCAGGATGGGAGTTCTCCGTCCTATGACAACAACGGGCCAGACGACGTCATCGATCGTGAAGGAATCGCGCTCGTCGGGATTCGGGACATCGGCCGGGTTCACGCGCAGAACTCCGCGCGCAACTTTCTGCTCGCCATCGGGGTAATATTCGGGAAGCGTCCGGTTCGGATTCCAGATCGCCGTGATTGACTTCTCTTGCCCTTCGTGCGGCGAGTACGTCACTGTCCTTCCGAAGTGTGCAGCCAGGGCCGACCAAGCCGATCCCTGCACCATGGTCTCAAAATTGCTCAAGGGCGTCTCCTTGATGTGACAGGGGGCTCTTCCTGCCCCTCCAACGCGGAGGGACAGGAAGAGAAGGGAGCCGGAAAAAGGTCTTAAGCGTCGATCTTGAGCAAGTGGCCGAAGTACGGGTCGAAGACTTTCTCCTCGAGGAACTGACGCACCCGGAAGATATCGCTTTCCGTCTGCTCTTCGCGGTACTGTTTCACGGTGATGTTCTCGGGCGACATCAGCGTCCAGAGAAACGTACGACCGAGGCCTCCGCTTTTCAGACTGCCCGTGTTTCGACGGCAAATCATGGCATAATCGTCGGACCAGATATCCGCGCCCGAAAAATCCTGCCCCTCTTTTGCGCTGTCATAGGTCTTTTTGCCGACGAGCAAATTCTCAAGCCCGAAGATCGCGGCAAGATTCTGCCGTATCATCTGCTCGGTTAAAACCGCGGCGCCCGGAAACCTATTCTTTATGCCCGTATTGCCGAGCAGGTTGTTGAGCGTCTTGGCCGATATGACGAGCGTATCGGGCGTCATGCCCGTATTGGCCCTGACCTTCTCCTTCGCTGCCAGCACATGCGAGATCGCGTCACTTCCGGCGGCATCCCAAGGCGCACTCGATACATCCGTATAAAGCGCCGAGCCCGTCCAGGTCGAAGTATTGAAAATCAGGGTTGCCGCGCGGATTTCCGCCTCGACAAGCAGCTTGTGCTTGACGTCCATCACCGTTTCGAGTTCAGCCTCGAAATCGTTCTCGTAATTGGCCCTGTCCTCATCACTGAGGCTGCCCTCCAGACCGTAGTCCTTGCAGGCATAGGCCAAGTCCTCCGTGTAGAGGTCGACCCGGTTGAACGAGCCGCGATTGGCGTGTCTGGCATCCGCGCGCTTGAGGTTTTCACGGGTAACGACGCTGACCGTCGCCGCCTTTCTCTTCACCTCGCGAATGGGCAAAACCTCAGTCGCTATGAAGCCTTCGGCAGACGCATCGTATTCGTGGACGGCCTCGCCGAGATCCTCGCGAGGCGTTGCATAAGTGCCTTGCTGAATCATTCCATTTTCTCCTCATCATTCTCTCCTTTCCGAGTGAGGAGACTTTTCCGAGAAGACCAGCGGCCGGGCGGCTGTCTCGGAATCAGCTTTTCGGGAGCTACCCTATCCCGGCCGGAATCCTCACATTTTAAAGAGCAATGCATCCGTTATGCAATCGGAACGCAGAGCAGGAAGACGTCTACGCTCGCAGCAGCGCTGAAGGTCGCCACAACGGCCGCCTCCGCAGCTATCTCGTCGTATTCGGCAATGATGTCGAACTCTACCACGGCGTCATCGTCCGTCCCTTTTGCAGTCGCAGAGGTGAACGCATCGCCCGCGTTCTTGAGCGTCACGTTGGCAGCGTTCGTATCGCGCGAGATCATCCACGCGCGGATGACCAGCGCCTTGCGCGGGAAGGAAGCTATTACGCTTTCGTCCTCGGCGCCCTCGGCCGTGCAGCTTGCCTTGATCACGAAGGGCACTCCTCCATCGGCGGCCGCATAGTTCAGGATGGACGCCGCGCCGACCGCGCTGACCGCCGTGGGATTGAGAACCGCCTCGATGATATCGCCGTCCGCTGTCGCTGCCTCGAGCGCAGTCCCGATGGCGTTGCCACTCACGGTATCAGACACTTTGCCGTCATCGGCCGCATACAGCTCAGCGCCGGCCGACAGCGCCTCACTGGCAACCACTTTGAAGGTCCGGTAATTGCCCTTCAATGCGACCGCTACGTGCTTGCCGCTCGCCACCTTCTCGAGCGTGACGCCGATATAATTATTGCTGTCGCTCTGATCGGCGTATTCGACCTGTGTCCCGCTGCCGGTCGAAAGCTTCACGCGTCTGAAGGCTTCAAGGGCCTCTCCTGCCGTGAAGGTCTTCGGAGATATTGCAGCTTGACTCATAACTTATTTCTCCTTTCCAAAATTAGAATAGAAATTGATTCGCTCATTTTTCCGGAGCGCATGCCTCCGGGCAAGAGCCTTTACACCTTGACTTTCTGTTCGCCCGCTTTCTGTTTGAACGCCTGGAACAGCTCTGGATTATCCCGGGCCGTGCGCCTCATCGCATCGGTTAGGGAAATTTTCTTCTCCTCCGCCAGGGCCCGCGAAACAGACATGAAATCCTGCTCCGCCGATCCCTCTGGCGCCTCGCCGTGCTCCACGGGAACGGCGCCATCCGGCAGAGCCGCCTCTGCCTTCTGGAGCTTATCAGCGAGTTCTGCGTTCTTTTTCTGCAGAACATCGCAGTAGGCGACCTTCGCCTCATCGAGAGAAGCGCCCGCCTCGAACTGCTTCACGGCAAACTCCGGATCTTCCGGAAACGCCGCCCGCAGGTCGCTCAGCCGCTTGCGCTCGGATTCCACGGCCTCTGCCGAAGCGTTCTTCCGGATCGCCTCGATATCCGGAGCAGGAGCCGCCGGATTTGTCACTTCCGTGTCAGCTGTAGTCCTTACATCTTCCGCCATAACCTCTCCTTTCTTTTCTAAACTTGACCGGTCCCGCCTCCGCGAAACCAGCATAGATTCGTACGATTCTATACGGTCGACGAGACCGATTTCCTTTGCTTCCGCCGCCAGCCACACTCGCCCCGTGGCGAGCGCGCCGACGGCCGATTTGCTCATATCCTGGCGGCCGCGCGCCACCGACGAAATGAAATTGTCGGCGATTCCGTCGATCACTTCCTGCACGGCTTCGATCTGCTCATCGGTAATGGGCGCGCCTATAACCCCCATTCCCTTGTGCACCCCGCTTGCGATCACGATTGTCTTGACGCCCGCCTTTTCAAAATACTTCGAGTAATCGTCATAGACCGTGTAAACGCCAATTGAACCGACCTCTGCGTTCTTGTTGGCGGATATCGTCTCCGCTTGGGAGGCCAGCCAGTAGGCCCCCGATGCCCCGAGGTCCTCTATGAATGCCCCGACCGATTTTTCTTTTCTCGCTGCGAAGATCGCATCGGCCGTTTCCTGTACCCCCGCGACCATCCCCCCCGGCGAATCCACCTTCAGCAGTATCGACTTCACCGAGTCATTCGCGAGAGCCGTATTGAGGTTATCGCGGATCTCCGAGTAGGACGTCGCATCTATTCCGAAGAAACTCATCCACGCCGGTACCTGCTTCAGAAGGTAGCCGGTTATCGGGATTATCGCGGTGCCGTCTTGGACGACCATACGGGATAGCGGAGACTTCTTCGCGCTTGCGGCAACAAGCAATGCCCCGGCATCGCCCTGGTATGAATAAACATCCTCCACGGATGCATCGGTATTGGACTCGACTTTAAGAGGGCCGCGTTCAACCTGGGCCATCTTCCGCAGAAAGGCATTGAGTGCCCGCAGTTCCATTACCCAGGTTTCCTTCTGCATCTCGGCAAGATATGCGTTTTTCATTCTTCTTCGTCTCCCTCTGATTCGGTATCCTCGTCTTTGGTCATTTTCGACGTCGCCGCCGCCCCGCCGGGCCTGCCTGCTGTTTCTCCCGGAGGCCGAAGCCCTGCGAAGATTTGCCAGGGAACTGCGACTCCCGTTTCTTTCTGAATTTTCTTAGCGCGCTGGATTGCATCCCGGACCTCTGATTCCCGGGCGTCCACTATGTCCTGCCGTTCGGCATTCAGCGATTTGCAGACCTGGGCGTGTGTTGCGAATCCCCGGTCCACCTTTGCGCCGTAGGCCTGGGCTTCCTTCAGCTGGTCGATCCAGGGGAAGGTTGGCTTGATCCATTCGTGGGCAAACCTGTCGTCGACATCCCTGAGTTTCCCTTCCTTAATCCAGGATCGGACTTTCCATTCGTAAACCGGCACATAAAAGAAATCCTCGAGAAGAAATTGCCAGCCGAGGAATGTCTGATACGCCTGTTCGAGGACCGCCCGCGATTGGCTGTAATTCGACTTCGTCCAGTCCAGAAGTATCACCTCGAGCGGCACGCCAAGCGGCAGGCCCAGAAGCCGCAAAAACATGATGAGCGAATCGCTGAAATTTTTGCCCGGGATGTTGCGCTCGATGCCCTTGACCTCCTCGCCCTCTTCGCCGTGAAAGATCAGGGCGTAGTCCAGTTCGGTCAGGCGCGTAGCAAGATCGCCCTCTGCGTCCTCCGCCGACTTATTGGGATCCTCCCGGCTCTCGGCATAGCCGAGGGTCGGACCCTCCTTCCGGTTTATCGATACGGCCATGCGCGCCAGGAGCTGCCAGGCGATCGCCTCGCTGTCGCAGACGTCGTTGATCCTGTGCAGCATCGGAAAACTTGCCTGACAGGGCGGCACTCCGCGCACTGCGCTCGGCCTGTCCGGATCGGTGATGAACAGAAAATCCTTCGGATCGTAGGGCCTCGGCTTTACGCCGCTTACCCGTCCCCAGCGATTGTAAGAGGCAACCCAGAACTTTTTTGGCGCGCCGAAGGCGTCCTTTTCTATGCCGTCGGGCAGCTTGGACCCGCCGGTTATCTGTTCGGATTCAATTAGTTGCAGCTTTCCCTTATTCGTCAGGATGACGCCATGGTCCCCGGTTATCAGGATCTCCCGGCAAACCATCCGCTCAACGCGCCTTCCGGAGAGGATGCCCTTGATTTCCGGGCGTTTCCAGAAACCCTCGATGTTGTCGTTCCATAGCTTCTCGACCGCCTTGTTAAACTCCTCGTCATTCGTCTTGGCCTGAAGTCCGAAACCGTTTGACACGATATAGCTGACGGCCCGTTCGATCATCCCGCGGTAAATGCCGTTGTTTCTCATGAACTCCCGGGATTGATTTATCAGCTTGATGCGATCGTATCTGGCGTGGGCTTCGCCTGATGCCCCTATAGCGCTTCGGCCCTCGCGGGATGCAACCGTCGCGCTCTGGTAACCGAGGGCGCCGTAGGTGCCGGTGCGCCTGACGATGTCGACGATACGCTCACGGGAGTACCGGCGTCCGCTCGAGCGCCGCGGACCGGATGCGGCCTTTGCAAACCGGCCTTTTGCGTCCCGGGTCTGGCTCATGTGAGCATCCTCCCGCGGGTAAAGGAGACGCGATTGGAAGTGCCGCTGCTTGCGACGTACTCTTCGAGCTTCCGTTTTTCCTCGGCAAGCTCGGAAAAATCCAGCCGCGTATTTCCGTCGGAGATTACGCGCGCGCGGTTGACCAGGAGCCAGCGGATCGCCTCGAGGGCAAGCGCGGCCTTGGCCGTATTTCCTTGCCAGGAGAGGTTGTCATTGTACTGGGCGAGTGCGTCCGCAAGTGTCGAGGAGCTGCTGAGCGCCATA